ATTGAAGCGAACTTTCTTTGCATCCAGAATAACGGCTGCCAACTGCGCCTGTGTTTTACCGAGATAGGACAGCGGTAGGTCAAACGCTTTGAGCAAATCCATTTGAGCGTCGAATTCACTCTTACGCTTCAAGAACACTTCGATGGTGTTCAGAACATCGGCACGACAATACTTGATCGTTTCCTGTATCTCCTTTTGGGTCAGTTTCCGATCAATATCGAAGGGTACTGAGGTTTCATGGATGTTGTAGCCCATGAACCCCTCCAGCGTTTTGAGACTCACTGGAGGGTTGGGCATTGTGTCAAACAAAATCACAGGAAATTTGTGAAACATTGTGGAAAATTCCCAACCCTTACGCTTCTTGACGATCATCCAGTCGTTGATGACCTTGGGGTCAAATCCACACAGGATACCTTTTAAGATGTACTGGTCATAATTACGGCAGTTGAATCCAACCCAAATATCTCGCTTGTAATCTTTATAAAGTTGTTCCAGTTCAGCTTTATTATTAACGATGACTCGTTCTTTTTGTTTTATGGGGTCGATGGCTACAATCAGCCAATCGTATTTGAATACCTCAAAGTCGAAGAACAACAAATTAACTCACCCACCTCATGTCAAAATACTTTTGTGCGATCTCTGGATGATCTCGTTCAAACTCTGTCAAATATCGAATTGCACTATCCGAGCCACATTCCCTCGTTTTTTCACAAAACTCTCTGAACGATAGCTTTTTGAAATAACTCGGTTGATTACACCATCGTGCGACAGTCACATACATCCCTTTATATGGTGATAATTTGTAATCCTTATATCGCATTATGTAAGGTAAGGCATGATGGCTCATCAAGATACGAACTCTCTCAAATAAATCTTCGATGTCTTTAACCCAAAACTCAGAGTCATAGCAATCGGGATTGTCGTGATTATATCCGCAAAAACAATAAAATTTAGGTATCTTATTTGTGTGTTTGCGAATTAACAATAGTTTACGCTCTATAATTTTTCGATCTTTAATATTATCAAATGCAAAAATGAAGTCCCCAATCCAATTAGAATTAAATAAAACCTCACATTTTTCATCTGTTAAAAGTCGCTCATCCATACCTTGCTTGAACTGAAATCGTTTCCCGGTTGCGTTTAATTCCTCAAAAATATTTTTCCAATCTCGGCAAGACAGAACATTATCATCCAACAGACAGATATACTTTCTGTCGGGATCAAGAAACTCGGACACTGGACTATGTAACGAACACATTCGATAGTTCTTATTTACACAGAACGAACAACCTCTGATACACCCTCTGGTAGTAAAACCAATCGAAAAATCGGTGTAATAGATCAATTCTTTAGGTTTCGCACCGTTCTCCAATGCCGTTTGTACGAACTGATCGTACAGGTGATAATCGGGCATACTGTGTTCAATCTCATCTGGCAGCGGTTGAGCCTTGTCATAGTAAAAACCAGTTCCACCGTGTTCTACCCAAGATAACTTCAATATTCCCTCTGGCACTTCCGTATCGGTAAACACTTTGGAAATAAAAACCTTGTCGTAATTTTCGATACGGTCATAATCTAACAACAACTCAACTTCGTGTCCTTGTTGTTTGTTCCAAGACGATATTTTCATGCAAGCGAGGTTTGGAAAACGATGCTTTTTTCTACCAACCAGGTCAGCGTCTATAATACCAATTTTCATTAGTAGCCCACCGTCCAATCTGGATGTCTCAGATCAAAGGCGTCACCCAACTGAATAATGTCTGGATAATTACTCATCGCCACCTGTTTGGCGTACTTGTCGATCTCATAGGCAAAATACTTAACATTGGTAAAGCCCATCTTATCCAGACAGTAACGACCAGTACCAATGCCGTCGTACATGGACAGGACAACGATCTCCTCGTCTCTCGGAACATCCTTCAGCACACCGTTCAGAATGTGGATGATGACTTCAGCAGTCCACCCATTACCGAGTCCCTTGTATCTCTGTGCGTTACTCACGGCTCTGGTGTATCCGTCTGGTAGCGTTTGAAGACGCTCACACTCCACGGGGGTCAACTTGCGAATGATGTAGTAGCCATCTGCAAGTTTGATGGGATATTGCTTACCCTTGACGGTAATCATTCCGTTCTTGACCTCATAGATCGGCTTTCCGCTCTTGGGGTTGGTAGGAGCAATAATGTTATCGGTCTTCCCGGTCATGAGAGTGGACATCTTTCCGTCAACATCATAACAACGATCCGACTTCTCAAACACACCCTCTCGCACCTCAAATACGGTGACAAAATCATCGAACTCAGTGGTCTGAATATTCAGTATTTTTTTCAGATCAAACCACACATCCTCGTCTGGAATATTGAAATACTTGTCCGTTCTGAACCAATGCTCCACCTCGGTCTGAGGTCTATCGAGAGTTTCGGAGATCGCTCTACAACTCATCGTTTTATGACTTCGCAAGCAATCTTGGAATTTCTCAATATCACAGGAATATTTTCTGACTCTTACTTCTTGCGGGATAACATGACACACAGGGCAAGCATACAGACCAGTTTTACCACCCTGTCCACCGCCTCCAGCGTTAATGGTTACGGATTTCCCGTCGCAAGAGTAAACTCGGTGTGCCTGTGCGGTACTTCCAATGTCACCAATACGAACTGGTTCAGCCACATTGGTGATGGCACAAGTTGTGACTGCAACAGCCTTACCATCGGCATCATAAACCCGATACTGCTGGGACGCTTGCTTACCATTGCGATAAGTTCCGTTATGTTCGGGTACTTCCCCGACAAACACAGGCTCATAAGCAATCTGTGCGTGTTGTTTCTTGAAGTAATCTCTTGCGTTGCCTTGGTGGGTTGTCAGCAGAGGATAAGCCTTTTCTCTGTCCACAATCCCGCTCTCCAAGATGTCTCGTAAAACAATCCCGCGATCCTCTGGTTGCTCTACTGTCCAGTTAAAGGCATAGAACCTCTTTCTGCTCTGCGCTGAGACCAGTGCTGAGTCAATGTGCATGATCGGTACGCCAAGTTCCTGTGCAATTTGGTCTTTAATTGCTTGCGACGCCGACTTGTTGTTTTCATAAAGAAAGAAGTCGGGTTTGAACTTCTCTTTGGCGATGAGATAGTTCTTAAACAATTCCCAACCCATTCCACTTGCTTCTGTCTCTCGTCCGTTCTTTTGGGCAATACTCCAGTAAGTACACGGACTTCCTCCGATTAACAGTTTAATCATGTTATCCTCCCATTTTATTATTGGGAGAGGAAATTACTTTCCCCTCCCAAGATCGGTCAATCAGTTAGTGAAACGCTGAACAATGGTGTATGTGGAGAAGCCCTTGTTGTTCTGCCCGTAAGTCAGTTGGAACTCAGCCTTACCGTCCACCTCGTCAAAGACGCGCTTGAACAGGTCAGCATACTGGGTGAAGTTCTCAAACACAACGGTGATGCCAGTCTCCAGACTGGTAAGGAACTCGTTCATCTTGTGGATACCGAAGCCACTGGTAAGCATCTGGTTCATGAAGATTTTCTGACCCTTGTACTCACCAGCAAGGATGTCAAACCAGACCTTTGCCATAGGCATACCGGGTGTCTTGGACTTCTCGCCAGTTTGACCGAGTTCGATCTTGGACACCTTGACCTCGTAATCACCGAAGGGGACTTCCACAAAGTCACCGCTACTGGAGGCAGCCGTCTCAACATCGTGCTTCAGACCCTCGATGTCGATCATCGAATTAAACTTCTCAAAAATGTTCTCGCTCATGGTTACTTACTCTCCTTTTTGTTTTCAAATAATTTAATAACCTCGTTCCAATCGAGGGGGATAACTACATCGGATACGCCAAGTCTACCACCGCCGTAGATGACCTCATCGGACTTGATAGACAGAAGGTGCTTACCATCGTCAACATAGGCTCTGCCAACAAAACCGACCATACCAGCCAGAGAGTCAACCACCTTGTCAGCCATCTTGGGCTTTACGGAGGTGATCTTCTCACCAGACTTCTTGGTCAAGTCCTTGGTTGCGTCCTCGTGCGAAAGCAGAATGATATTCTCGTAGGGAAGGTGTAACACTCTCCGCATGGTGGAAAGGTATTCCGTTCTCACCTTATCCCATGCTCTGAAGGTGTCATCGGATTCGTGGGTGATGCCCAACTTGTCGTACATATACAGTCGGCACATCTCGTAGGTGTCGTTCACAAGATCGACCACGATAGTTTTGTAGGTGTTGACACCCTTTTCAAGTTCCTCAATGAAGTCCTTGAACACAACCCAAGCCATCTTGCGCTGGGTGATGCGACCATTCACAGTGATCTCGTCTTGAATCGACACATACGGAGCAGTCACATAAACTGCGTTGCCGTCTGTGTTCAGCATCAGCGGATCGGGGGCAGAGTCCGCAAAAGTGGTTTTGCCACTAAAGGGAGCTCCGTAAAGCCACATTGTTCGCTTCGTTGGTGCTTCTTGCTTTCGGCGTTCATTCTTTGGTAATGTTGCCATTTCTTTTCCTCTCTTTATTCATTTATTATCATCCAGTCCACTTGACCGTCAGATTCACAATATTGTTGGTACGGACACCAATTACAGAGTCGTGTCGGATTCTTCGGGAACGACTTAACACCTTTCAACAGTTGACAACACTGTTGAAACTGTGATATGCTCTTTTCATCATAATCGACCTCTATGACCTTAATTTCAGACGCTTCCAAATGCTCGATCAATCTCAACCTAAACTGTTGCAAGGTCTCTGGTGGAGTTGCCTTATGCTTTTGGCGAATCTGAATTTTAGGCACGAATACATATTTAAGATGGTTGATCTTGATGTCTGGTCTCACCAATTCCAAATAGTGTTTATAAATGGAAAGCTGAGGACTCGTAAGGTAATTTTCAATGTTGTTGGAGAACTTAAAATCGTAAAGGGTATCTCCATGCACATAGTCAATATAACCAACGAATTCGTCAGTCTTTATCTCCAATTCGTGTTCTCCACCTTCTGGTAGGAGTTCTCTTACTCGTGGAATCTGGTATTCCAGTTGCATTATGTAATTGATGTGATCGTCCGTTATGACATTGAAGTGAGATTTATACTCCTTAATGCCAGCGTCTACACCACACTCAATACCTTTGTGGAGTCCCAAACCTAACCATAAGGCGTTATCGGGATTTGTTTCGGGGATCGTCTTCAGCCCGGCGTTGTACTTCAAATACCACTGGTACGGACATTGGGAAAATGTCGAGATGTTAGAATATGAAAATCTCATTTTCATACTAAATCCTTAAAGTCGTTCCACTTAATTTTGACGATGACTCGCTTACCACACCTGTCACGGAGTTCAATGCGAGGTCTACCAACCACACCCTCCATCATAGCCGATCCGATGGATGACTTAGGATGAGTCTTGACAAAATTAACACCGTCCTCCAATGTACCAGTAAGCACAATCGGGACAACATCAATGTTAAACATTCGGGCAATGCTTTCAACATTCTTGCGGGGCTGATAGTTTTCACCAATCCGCACATCAAACAAGATGAACGAAACATCGGGGCGATATAACCCACCGTTTTGAATTTTAACGCCGTACCCTTCTCCGTAAAGCGTAACTTCCTTCTCTCCGAAGGACTGCTCAAACATTTCCTCCACTTCTGGTGTACCGAAGATTTCAAGTAACTTGCTCATGAGATGAGCGGGAATACTTGCTCTTTCCGTTCTTCCACCGTAAGTAACTTTGTGTCCATCCCAATGAACACGAATGTTAGTACCGTCAATCTTTTCGGTGAATTCCCAGTCTGAATCCTTCAGAAATTCTACCGTCTCATTTCTGAAATCCCCTTCGATCAGTTGCTTTGTACCCTCAACATCACGATTGTATAGGGTCTCAATCTTCTCGTATTCTTGCATATCATCCTCCTAATAATTGTATTATTTTTTCTCCACAGTTCTGTTTGGTAGTAAACTCCCAAGTGATGTCATATTTCTCTTGCATAGTCTTCATAATTTTGTACAAAGTCTTACCGTTAATCGCCCGAACATTTGTTCGTCTTCTCCAATTATACCACGAACACACATTCGTAAGAGTAGTAATACTTGGGTCTTCTACCAAGATTATCATTTTGTAACCCAGTTCTTTTGCCAACTCCAACTCTCGTACAAAACGATCATGTTGCTGACAGACATTGCCAGCCACCTCTTGTAAATCCTTCTTGCGATCAATGACCACCATTGGATTTTCCAAGTTCACATAGTCACCGACCACGCACTTCGACCTCACCCACTTAATGCCTTGGGAATCAAAGTACCTTGTCACATGGTCGTACTTCTGCTCTCTGCTGTCCACTTGAATGACCATCACACATACCTCTTATGTAACATCTTCAAGCAATCTTCACATAAGATTTGATGAGTACGGCACTCGTAGGAATCTTCACCTTCTGGAATCACCCGCGCACACTCGCAACACCGGGTTTCCTCAGACTCCTTTGTCGGATTCTCTCTCATGTCTACCAATTAGATCACGCCCTTCCAGATAAAGATTTAAGCGATCCTCAAAAATCACATACACATAGCGATTTTCAGAGGTTTTGATTGCCTCACCAAACGGAAACTTTCTTTGTTGAAGTGCCAGCCGTAAGGTTTGAGTGTTCATATGTAATTTCTTGGCGGCCTCAGATACCAGCAAATAAATCACCTTCCTATATATAATGTTTGGTCGGAGTGGAGAGAGTCGAACTCCCGACCTCGTGATCCCAAATCACGCGCCATACCGCTTGGCTACACCCCGACGGAGGTGAGCAGTCTAAAACCTATGGGAAGTCATATAGGAAACATAACTGCTCGGTGTGAACACAATGTTTTACAGGAGGTGTACCACGGGAACATGAGGAAAACCGTGGTTGGTGGGACATCGAGGACTTGAACCTCGGACTTATCGGTTATCAGCCGATTGTTCTACCAACTGAACTAATGTCCCGTCCAAGGCAGAGTATTTACTGACCGCTCTGCCATCGGCACGACATGAAATGAGTTTCGTGGGGAAAAAATCAACAAAAAACCCACGATATGGCTGGAGTAGTTGGAATCGAACCAACGATACAGGAGTCAAAGTCCTGTGCCTTACCTCTTGGCGATACTCCAGTGCTGGAGCTCTCGGAAGGAATCGAACCCTCATGTGGTGAGTACAAAACACCCAGTCTACCATTGACTTACGAGAGCATTTGGTAGCACCGCCGAGAATCGAACTCGGATTTTAGCCTTGAAAGGGCTATGTCCTATACCAGTTAGACGATGGTGCCATATTGGTGTCTCACGGAGGTTGTGACCATATTTCTATGGCGGGTATCACAACTTCCCCCTCCGTGAGAGTGGTGTTCCATACTGGACTTGAACCAGCGACCAATAGATTAAAAGTCTACTACTCTACCAACTGAGTTAATGGAACATAACGGAAACTTGGCTTCTTATCGAATTTCCAGTCGCACCACGGGGAGGTGTTTCCATGCGACCACTTTAGGCAGAGGTGTGGTATGCTCGTCAGCACCCACACTTGCCAAGGTTTTTCATAGGCAAGGAGGTAAACCTAATAAACTCTGTTGCCCTCTGGTGCTACTGACGGGGGTCGAACCCGTATGCTTCTCAGCGAGGGATTTTAAGTCCCTTGTGTCTGCCAATTCCACCACAGTAGCGTGTTCGTTTGTATCTTCACAAGATATATTCTAATCATACAAAGTTTTCTGTATTCTCGCAAGATACAAAATCAACAAAATTTTTGGTAATGTTTTCTTCTGTTCGCCCTCGTTCATCGGACACCAATATTATACACTATTTTCAAAATTCTGTCAATAATCAAAATAGACAAAGTTATTTCTATTTTTCTGTATTCTTTTGTGTATATTGTTGTACTTGTGTATC